AGCCCGAGCCGACATGAACGTTCACCTGCGACCAGTGCTGTCCGTCGCATGTGTTCTGGTACATCTGGACGGTCATGTAGTAGTCGCCCTGCCACGGCGCGGTATAGTGTACCGTGCCTGTTTGGGTGATCAGCCAGTCGCTACACAGTGGCGAAGGTCCACCGTTGGCGTGGGCTGGCATGGCATGCGCGGGCGCTGCCTGCGCCGCTAGCCCGACAATGAGCGCTGCACACAGGGCAAGCGCCAACACCACGCGATGGATAAGGTTGCGCATGTGCTCCCTCCTTACACGGGAACAGTATCTCTAATGGCAAGCGCTCCAATTAGCGCCAACCGCGAGATCCACATCAAACAGGACATGCTCGCTTACCACTACGCTCGTCATGGTCGTGGTGATGAGTTGGGTAGCCTCGTCTAAGCGGTCGGCTACCAACTCGAATAGAAGGCTATCGTGTACGGGCAGCAACACGTAGCCCAGCCCTTTTTCGGGGAGCAGTCGCTCCAGAGTAGTGAGCGCCATAAGGTTGATGTCGCTGGCGAACGCCTGCACTGGATGATTGCGTGACTCCGTCTGGATTGAGCTAGCCATGCCATACGCAACCCGCTGGAAGCGCCTGCGTCTGCCTGTGGCGCTCTCGACCCAGCCCTCGCGCTCGGCTAGCGTGGTTTGGCCGTCGAGGTAGGCAGCCGCACGTTTGTACGTTTTGCGCCAGTCAGTCTGAAACTTGCGCGCCTCTTTGACGGTACAGCCCAGCCCTTTCTCTTCTTGGGCTAGGGCTTCGGCGCCCTCGCCGTAGATGTTGCCAAAGGTGACGTACTTGGCTTTGCGCCGTAGCCGCGTTTTAAGCCAGCCGTACAGCGTGGCAAAGTCATCCGTCCGTTGGCTGGCGACGCTCTGGCGGCGTGCGAACTCGTCAAACATGCTGGTACTGCGCGCCACAGCGTCTAGGTCAGCGACCGTGGTGGCAGCCTGCAACGCTGCCACAATATCAGCGAAGGCAACCTTGCACACTTCCCAGTGGAAGTCAGCGGCGCGTAGGGCTGCGCACAGCGCTGCATCATGGCTGTACCAGGCAAGCGCGCGTACCTCGAGTTGTTTGTAGTCGGCATTGGCCATGACCATGCCAGCGCTAGGGATAAACAACTCCTTGATCACGCTGTCGGCTGGGATGTTTTGCAGGTTGGGGTTACGGCTGGCCAGGCGACCCGTTACCGTGCCATGCAATAGCAGGTTCGTGCGGATACGCCCGTCGGCGTCCAGCCGCTTGCGCAAGCCGTCCAGATAGGTACGCTTGGTCGTGAGCAGGCTGCGCGTCCGCATGGTCGCTTCCAAGAAGGCGCTGCTCGCGTTGCCAGCGGCAGCGTCACGCCGTTGTAGCTCGTGCAGCGTCAGCTTATCCGTCTTGCGTAGGTTCTGGTACCCTAGCCCGCCGTCAGCCTCAGGCGTGTACAGTACCTCGGCTACCTGTTGCCAGCTACGCGGGTTGAGCGTGTCGTTCTGCGCCAGCACACGCATCTCTTCTGTTGACTCAGCCGCCATGCGTGTGTAGTCGGCGGTGAGGGCGTTTAGGCGTTCCAGGTCAAGCCGTATGCCGTGCGCCTGCATTCGGGCGACGGCGTTGGCGGCTGGAACCAGGAGCGTATCGTGGCAGTCTAGCGGCGTGGGATAGCCTTTGCGGCTGGGCGGCTGATTGCGCACACGGCGACGCAGCACGTACCACAGCCGCCAGGTCGCTTCCAGGTCATAGGCGTGGTACTGGCGGCGCTCAGCGGCAGGGATGCCCTCCATACCGCCGAGGGCTTTCATCTGCTTGTCGACCTCGACCGACCAGTCGGGCCAGTCCAGGTAGTACTGCGCCAACGTTTTGAGGTCGTGGTGACCGCCGCTCCAGCCTCCGTCGTCGTTCACGCCGCTCCGCTCGTCCAGGCAGTGATGCAGGAGCATGGTATCGCCACCAACCAGCGCCGGAAAGCCCGCAGCCTGCAAGAACTCGCAGTCAAACTTGTAATTGTGACCAACGAACGTGATGCTGCGGTTGCCAAACAGTGCGCGTAACGCGCTGCGCCAGCCCACGCGCGTTGTCCACGTTTCCGCTGGGATGATGAATGGCGGCTCGTCTTGCCAGCGTAGGCCGATCTCGAGTATGCGGTCGGTACGCGGGTTGAGTCCAGTAGTTTCAATGTCGCAGATGATGAGGCGCTGGCGCATGGCATCAGCTAGGCGGCAGGCGTCGTCGTAGTCGTCGGGGTGAGCCGTGTGAAATGTCAGCGTGGGCAGTGTGGGCGGCGTAGCGCCAGGCTGGCACATACGCGCCACACGGCTAGCCGCCCACACGAATTCGTCGTAGGCGTCGGCGTTGCGCAGCACATACGCAGGATGATACGCATACACAGCCCAGCACTGGTGACGCTCGTTCCATTCGACGGTACCGTTCAGCTTGCTCATGGGCAGCGCCTCGCCGCGTAGGGCCAGGGCTGCGCTCTTGCCCACCACAAACAACACGCGCTTGCTTGTGCAGGCGTCCAACTCAGCATCCAGCCGTGCGGAGCAGGCGCGTATGGCTTTCTGGCTCACCTGCTTTGGTGGCATGCACAGCAGGGCGTTTGTGCGGTAGGTGTCCGTCCAGGCGATGCCCTGCGCCTTGAGAACCTGTTGTGTGAGTGTGCCGCTGATACCCACAAACGGCGCATCTTGAGCTATCTCGTTTAGGCCAGGCGCTTCACCTATCAGGACGACGTCAGCCGTGGCGCTGCCCAGCCCACGCACGGCGCGCGGTGGTAGCGCGATGCCACAGCCCAACGGGCAATGTTCGCAATCGGTTAGGCTGCGCGCCTCAGCCCTGCTCAGCAGGCGGATATCGGTTGCTGTGCTGCGCGCTTGTGTAACCATGCTTGAACTCCGTCGGCTTGTGGGTACGTGTGACGAGGTCAGCTTGTTCTATCATCAGGTCGCGACACATGGTCGCTAGCGGTTGCTTGCGTAGCGATGCCAACATGGCCGCTTTGGTGTATTCGGCGTCACTCAGCTTGATGGATATCAGGTGTGGACGACGCCGTGTGAGGCTGGTCATCTGTCCCTCCCAGGGAAGAACCGTTCCCTAGCCGTGTGACCAACAGACACGACTAGGGGACGGCTCGACACAGTCAGTGCAGGCGCGTCCGGTTGCGCGCCTAGATGTTCATGCCAGGCGTGGGCGCAGCGCTGCCAACGATGCGATCCAGCTTGGGAGTGTTGTACCCGCCGTTCTCATCGACCAGCGTGCGAGCGCGGAACGTGCGCCCTTGCAGCACTTCAGCGATCTTGCCCGTGCTGCCTGGGATTATCGCTCCCTCACCGAGGATGGACTGGATCTTGTTCTTGGCGAAGCGCTTGGCTCCATCGCTACTGAAGGTGAGGTAGTCACGCACGTGCTGGCCCTCATAGTCGCCGTCGAGCACGCTGCACTCCAGGATGATCTGTGGCGCGTCGGCCTTGCTGCGCGTAGCCGTGGCGCTTTCGATCTCGAAGTTGTACGTGCCAGCGGGGAGGCGCGCTGGGATGTGTTCCAGGTCAAGCTCATCGTCGTAGGCGACGGGAGCGCTGGACGGCTGGAAGCCCGCGTCGTAGGCGTCGGCGAGCATTTCGTCCATGGGGTCGTTGGTGTTTGGCAGTTGTTTCTGTGGCATGGTGTTCTGGTTGCTCTCTTTCGGTTTGGTTGGTGTTTGTGGTTTGTACGGTCTGGCGTTTAATAGCCGTAGTGCTCCTGGGCGTACTTGAGCGACGCCATACGCCCACGCTCGTCATAGTCGAGCAGGGCTTCGATGGTCGGGTTGGGGTACGTAGGTGGCAACTGGCCAAACGCATCACCGCGTGACTTTGCAACCACTTTACCGTCGTTCTGCAACAGGATACGCCTTACCAGCGTAACGCCGTTGCCGTCGAGCGCAGGTTGCCGCGCAATAAACAGACGACCTACAATATCGAACGCCTGCGGAAGCCCTTCACGGGCTTTGGCTCCTTCAACCGCTGGGCGCATGCCGTCGTCAGCGGCTTGCTCCTGTGCCGTGACGATCAAGTGTAGACCCGCGTCCCGAAAGCCACGGATCAGGTCGAGCAGGCGGTGTGTGTAGTTGTTCCACTCGCCGTACTCCAGGATGTCTTCAGGCGCTCCGCGTGCGCGGTGTCCACCGTGCAGAATGTCATTGTAGATGAGCGAAGCGCCAGCCGTGATGCTGTCAATGACGACCGACTTGTATGGTTGGCCTGACGGTCTGTGGATAGCCTTACCAGCGCGTACCACCTCCAGCACGCCTTCCAGGTTGCTGTGAATGTCTTCCGTACTCATTACACGGATAGCCTTGTTGCGCCAGCTAATTGTACGTGCGCCATTCTCCAGGTCAAGGAACAGCACAGGGCTGGTTCGCGGGTCATCCTCGGCTGTGCCAGCAAGCGCCGTTTTACCGACGCCACTAGTACCATAGATGAGCAGCTTTACAGGCTGCAACGCTGGCGCTGTGGTAGACTCGGTCTCGCTACTGGTCGCTACCAGAGGGGCTGGACGGTCGTTGGTCATATGCTTGCCCTACCTCTATAGCAGTCCCCATGCATAGCGTCCCGACAGGATTCCACACGTCCCACAACGCTATGCATAGGCTGTACTGTAATGGTACCACGCGGGTACCCGCACTGCCAAGGCAGCCCCACGGCTAGTACTAGTGGGCTAGCCCTGCGCCACGCCAGCGGGTACGCCCGTGCGCGGCCAACGCAACGTAATCTCGTTAGGCTTGCGTGCGTTGCGCCGCATGATGTCAGCGCCCCACTTGTTCTGGAGATAGGCGATGCTCGCCTGCTCCAGAGCCGAGGTACGACGATCCACCGCGCCGCCAGCGTTGCTGCGATGCGTGAACTCCAGCAACCAGCGATTGACACGCGGCGCAACGCCATAGAGTCGTAAGTGCTGTGCCGTGTAGTCGTAGTCCTCTTTAAGGGACAGGGCTGGGTCGAAGCGCAGCGGATTCGGTCGGATCCACATGCAATCGCCTAGGACGAACCCTGTCTTGGTAACGGGACGCAAGTGGTTGTAGAACGTGAGGCTGTTGGTTGGGGCGACGCCGACCAGGCGCGCGTCGTAATCACGCGAGATGACGTATAGGTCGCTTGCCAGTTGGGCTAGCGTACCCTTTACACGGCGGTAGCGGTGAACCTCGTCTGTGCAGTCCTCTTTCGGGTCGGCGTAGACGATCGCCCGCATATCGTCGCTCAGTTGTAAACAGGGGACGCCGTGTCGCGCGGCGTCGTCTAGCGCTTTGTTACGCGCAGCAACCAGCACGCCAGCTTCGCGCGCACTAGGCGCTCCCATGGAGCGGTACTTCGGTCCCTCGGTATGGTCGACGTACCACGTTGCCTCGCCGATCAGTTGATTGTACGCTGGCACGTTTTGCGGTCGGCCCGTGCTGATAACAGCCAACCAGAACGGCCATTGGATGACGTCGTCTCTTAACATAACGGACTCCTGTGGGCTACACTACCACTGTAATTAGCCCAAACGCGGCGCGATTAGTCGGTCGACTAAGAGAACGCCGCTGACACGCTTCAACTCCACAAACGGTGATCCGTTTAACGAGGCTACGCCTGCATCCCAAGCAAGCATTTTCGATCAGAGGTCCGTGCGCGAATCGCCTGTGTGTTTGTATAGGTAGCGCGCACGGGACTCTCATGTCGCTGTCAGCGCGTCACAGACGGACTTTACACACTACAGCGCCAGTGTAGCTACTTCTCCCACGGGCGCAGAACGGGCAACGTATAGGGCTGCCCAGCGGTCGCCAACTGGATCAACTCGTCGTCGTTTGCGTCGGCTGGCGGGTAGGTTTCTTTGCCGAGTTGGTCAGGGAGTAACCCTGGTCGGTAGCTCAGAGCGTCGCAGCCTTGGCACGGCGCAAACGTGCGTTCGCCGCGTAGCAGATGCTTACGAGCGGCGTACATGGCGGGGTCGTGCCAGATCGACTCAACCGTGCGACCGTTGACGTCGCCCACTTTAAAGACGCCTCGCCAGTCGTTGCAGCACAGCGCCACGTGACCGTCCCAGCGTATCGACATCTCTCTAAACGGCTTGGCGCAGCGCTTGCCCTGCCCACGGCTGTTCAGCGGCGCAGCAGCGCCAGCATGATTGTTGAGCGTGGCGTGCGTGCCTTGGGTTGCCACGCTGATGTCCTGCACAATGCTGATGGAGCGCGTGCGATAGTCGTGTCGGCGGTTGGGGTTGCCAGCGCCTTCGGCGGGGTACTCGTACACGGGGATGCGATGGGCTGCGCCCCATGCGCGCATCAGCGGCGCAACCTGTAGCCCTTGGTAGTTGTCCAGCGCCAGCATGTTGAGTCCGTAGGCAAACAGCTTCTCCACTTTGGCGCTGAAGTCCTCGGCTGGCTTTGTGAGCGGGACGCCGTTGGTCGTCAGCATGATGCTGGCGTGCGGGAGCGCATCCCTAAACGCCAGGATCAAGTATGGCAGGTAGGGATTGAGCGTTGGCTCGCCATGCATGGCGAACTCGATGCGTGCGTGCCAGCCTGCGCGGGCAATGTCACGCGCAATGGTCTCAGCCGTGTCGACCAGCATGTAGCGGTCAGTACTGCGCACGTTGGGGCCACGTATGCCATTCAACCCGCAGAATGTGCAGCGCAGGTTACATCCCTCAGTCGCTTCAATCTGGACAGCGAACGGAGGCGCTTGACGGTACACGGGGTCACGTTCCTTTCGGTAAGGGGCGCACTGTGCGCCAGCTTCAGTATACCCCACACGGGTACCCACTAGCTAGCCGCTAGTACTGTTGGTTGGCGGCTGTGCCAGGCTGACGGCGATACGGTCGAGGCGTTCAACTAGCATCGCGAGCAGCAACACTTCCGCGGTGTGCCACTGATCGTCGCCACTGCTGATGCTCGGGATGCCGATAGCGAAGCGTTCGCCGTTAGCGGTCTCAAGCTGTACGACGCGACGCCACGGTTCAAATCTGCCTTCGGCTGGGATGATGTTTGCCATAGTGATCCCTTTCTAGCGGTCAGGTGGGCGCTGGTCGCGCAGGTCAGCTTTACGCTGCGCCGTGGTGATGTAGGGCTTACAGTCGTTGCAGTAGACATCGTACACCACGCGGCGCTTGTGCGTTTTAGGGTCAAGCGTTCGCGAGATTATAGGGAAGTTGCGGTGTGGCTTCAGTGTATGGCAACGCAGGCAACGCGCCTGCATCTCAACTGGCATTGGCGTCCTCCTCGTCGTCGCGCACGTAGACAGTACCGCGCGGTTTGCGATAGACGTAGTTGTGCTGCAACGCCCACTGAAAGTCCTCGCCGTATTGCAGCGCCAAGCATGGCGACTGGAAGGCACACCTGTCGCAGTGCATGCCAGGCGAGTAGTAGTCAGCGCGGTCGAGTCGGCTCATCTCGGCTAGTACGGTACGCAAGTGCGTCTCAAAGAACGCTAGCTCGTTCTGGTCGTGACGGATCCACTCGCGCTTAAAGAACGGCGCGCTGGTACGGTTGGTGGGCAGCTTCTTCCGTAGGCCATTGTACAGCACGCCCTCTACACGGTTGGGCAGTGGGCCAAACCGCTCGGTCAGCTTGCCCGACACTAATAGCTGGTTGGCTGCCCACATATAGCCGAGAAATTGCTGGTTGCGCCGCAAGCTGTCGGGGCTGGGCGCGTAGCCATACGTCTTATGGTCGATCAGCCACAGCGCCCCACTACGCGACAACAAGAAGCCGTCAATCGTTCCAATGAGCGCATGCGTTGTGCCTGGCACAGCGACGTCAAACTCCTGCTCGGTCGCCAGGATATGAGCGATATCGGGGTCGTCAGTGGGCAATGGCCCGTACTGTCTCTGGTAGCCCGCCAGCATGCCGTCAGCCAGATCGATCGCGTCGGTCTCCCACGGCACAAAGCCGTCAACGTGCGACTGCTCCTCATACCAGCCGAGGAACAGGCTACTGAGCGTCTGCTCAAGGACGGCTTTGTGGTCGTACTTGAAGTCGGGGTGATACCAGCGTTCCAGCGCGCGGTGAATGCCTGTGCCTATGGCCAGCGCCGTATCAGACTGGTGGCGTGGCTCCAGGTTCATCAGGCTCCCCCAATGCCATTGCAACCGACACGTTAGGAAGCTGTTGATATCGCTCATACTGGCGCGCATATTACAGCCCCATAGCTTCTAGCAGGGCGTACCCTGCATCGCGTACTAGCGACCATGCTTCAGCATAGGGCATGGGGCCAGGCTTACGCGCACGCTCTTTGTCTGTCGTTTCGAGGACACGCCGAAACTGCTTGCCCGCCTCGATAGGGGTAGGAACCGTGGCATCCGCTCGGAGCGTTAGTGGCACAACATATGTCGGCTCTGGCGCTGGCTCTGGCGCTGGCTCGGGCTTTTCAGAGACGAATGTGACCTCGCCAATAAGCCTGTCCCACATATACACGAGGTCGTCGATCTGTAGCTTTGCCAGTTGGCCCAGCACGCCGTTGACGCTATCCTCGAGCCAGCAATCAACGTTACGGTCGTTTGCTTCCGTCAGGCTCGTCCCTGTCACGATGCGTACGAATTTCTGAAAGCTGGCAAGCCGCTCATGCTTCCAGGCTGCCGTGGGATTCACGTTGCGCGCCACGTTGCCGTCGGCAAACGCCCGTATCTGGATGCTGTTGGGCTTGACTTTGCTGACCTGGAATGTCCATCCGCCCTCAGGATAGGTGTTGTTTCCCCAGAACGGCGCAACGGTCGTCTTGCGGCTGACGGGTTGGCCCATCGCGCTGAACAGTCGCGCTACGTTGCGCGCGTATTCATGCGCGGGACTGTCGTTCTCATCGGCGTGGTTGTGCATACGGTTAACCTTCCACTTCTAGTGCCAGCGTGCGATGCCTGAACGTGTTAAACGCGAGCATGCTACTGGCTTGCGCCACGCGGTCGTCTACTACGTCCCAGAGGGCGCTCTCAACGGTATGTTCCGCCTGTAGGCGGTAGATCATGGTCGCGACGCGCTGCCCGTGCCTGTGCAGCCGTTTGACGGCTTGCTCAATGTGGGTTGCTACGTAGCTACCTTCAGTAAAGATCGCCACGCTGGCGGCTGTCAGGTCAATGGCGGTACTGGCGGTTGCAATGCTGGCGACAAGTACCTGCACATCGGCTTGCTGTTGGAAGGCGCGTAGCGCAACCAGTCTGTCGCTGGTAGACAGGCTTCCGTCGATCGCTACTGCGCCCACGCGCTTGTCAAGGATCAGCCACGCAAGTAGCTGTTTGGTATAGTCCTTGTGCCAGGTAAAGAGCACAACCTTCTTGTTCTCGCTCAGCGCCTCGTCGAGCAGGTCGTTGATGACGGGTAGCTTTGCGCCCTCCATCGGCAGGTCAAGCAGTTTGGGGTCGTTTACCAGCCGTCGCAGATCGGCAAAGGCTTGCGCCGTGCTCGGTTCCAGCTTGACGACGTCGTCGCCGTGCTGCACAATGTAGTCAACCTTCAGCTTACGGTATATGGCACGTTGTTCAGGTGTGAGCTTGTACGTGATCGTTTGTACGCGCAGTGGTGGCAACTGGCTTGCGACTACGGGGTCGCTCTCCAGGCGACGTAACACCACGGGCGCAAGTGTAGCGCGCAGGTCTTGCTCCTTAGCAGGCTTGACGCCCACAATCTCGCGTGACCACGGCGTGATGTTGACGTCACAAAACTCGGACACAAACGCCCAATAGCTCGTCCACCGCTTGGGGTCAATCAGCTTCAGCAGTCCGAAGACCGACTGTGGTGTGCTCCACACGGGCGTCCCTGTGAGCAGGTACAGGTTCTTGGTCATCAGCTTCTGAGCGCCTTGTGAGCGCGAACTACGGTGATCCTGAAAGAGGTGTGCCTCATCCACAATGACGGTATGCCAGCGCGTTGTGTACAACTGTGGGTACGCCGCCCGGAAACGTGTTTGCAGCATGTCATGGTTGATGATGACAATGCCGCGTAGCGGGTCACTTGTGCTAAAGGCGTGTAGCTGGCTCTGGCGGTTGGCACGGTCGCCGTCACACACGTACACCTCGCGATAGTACAGGTACTTGGCAATGTGGGCGTCCCACACGCTGCGCTCAGCAAGCCCTACCGTCACGATAAGGATGGGGTCGGCGTCGTAGGCTGCGCCTAGCGCCTGTAACGTTTTGCCTAGCCCCATCTCGTCGCCAAGGACTGCGCGGCGCTGCCCACGCAACCACGCGACGCCCGTGCGCTGGTATGGATACAGCACATCGCCGAATGGGATCGGTGACACGTCCCACTGGTCACCAGGCTTGTCACGCATGAGCAGCGAGACCGTTGCCTTGTGATCCCAAAGGTTGTACCAGTCGCGCACGTCGTTTGTCTGCTCCAGGTCAGGGAGCAGGTTGCACAGGTCGGTTACGCGGTTCGGCTCCATCGGGAACGAGACCCAGGGGCTAGCCGTGGCATGCGCGGTAGCGCCAGGCAGCGCGCTTACCCGCTTGAACTCGGTCTGCGTCAGACGCGACACCACAAGCCGCACGGGCTGGCCAGTGCGGTCAACCGCTAGCCTAATGTGCGCCACGGGTAAAGCCCTCTGCATCACGCTCGCGCGCAGGCGCAAGCCCTTTGGCATGCAACAGCACAGATCCAGCGTGACTGCACGGGCGCTCGTGGACGCCTGCGTAGCAGTTGCACAGGACAGCGCCGTTGGCCGTGTAGTAGTTGACCTCGTGGTCTTGTGGCTCGCTGGCGCTGACCACAGCGTACACGCCGACAACGTTGGTAGGGTCAGTGGGGTCAAGTTGCTGCACACGCACAAGCCGTGCCTGGCCGATGAGGTGACGCTCGGCTGCCAATTCAACGGCGCGCATGCGCCACGCCAGGTCAATGCTCGGCGGCGTGCGTAGCGGTGTATGGCTCAGGTCAACGGGGTCGTCGTAGCTCATGGTAGCCTCCCCTCTGGTAAAGAACAGTCAAGCGGTTACGCAGTGCGTAACCGCTTGCCCGCTGTGTCGCCTAGCGGTCGAAGAAGTCGTCGGCGGCTGTGCGCTCGACTGGCTCGCCGTCCTCGTCCTGGGCGAACGACTCGTCGGCGTTGGCGGCAACCTGCTCAGCGTGGCCATTGGTCGAAGCGACCACGTTGCCGTCCTCATCCCGCGTGTAGGGGACGGGGCGCTTTGGCTGGCCAAACACCTGACCCAGCCGTGGCAGCATGTGCTCGAACCGCTCGCTCATCAGGCGACCGACCGAAGCCGCCGAGGACTCTTCCACGCCCGCCTCGTTGCTGAGGGCGACGGCGTCAGCCGCCAGTTGGGCGTACAGGCTGGCCACGTCGCCGAGCGCCTGCTCGACGGTGATCTCGCCTGGTTGCGCGGCGCGCATGCGCTTCTGGGCGATCTCCAGCACGCGCATGATGATCCACGGCGACGGAGTGTGCTCCTGCTCCACGACCACGTCGGTCAGTGTCTTGGGAGCCTTTTCGGGCTTGGCAGCCTTCTCGCGTGGGGCTTTCTCGGCCTTGGGAGCCTTCTCCTTGGCAGCCTTCTTGCTGCTCGTGGCGTTCTCCGTCTCGGCGGCGAACTCGTTCAACAGGTTGCTTGCGTTCTCGGTCTGGTCGACGGTTGCGGTCTTCTTGGGCATAACGGCTCGCGTTCCTTTCGGAGGCACTGCGCCAACGTGGCGCGGTGTGCGTGGGCTGGTGGGCCAACTGCCACATCAGCGGGTACGTTTGAAGTATATCACACGGGTACCCCTCAGAGCAATAGTACATTTAGGCTAGTACTCGGTAGTGACTGCTAGTGCTGCCTAGCGCTACCTATAGGCACATGCGCTATACTACGGCTAGGGCGTGGCAGCATATGCGCCCCATAGTAGAGGAGAAAGCCATGGACACCTTGGAGCCGGACATGCCAGAATTCCTAAGTCCGCAGGACATCGCCGCCATGTTGCACTGCGCCGTCGGCACAGCCCGCGACATGATCCACACCAGTGGAGCGCCAGTCTTCCGCACAAGTGGGGGACGCAGTGGTGGCATCTTGCGGGTACGCAAGCCGGAGTTCCTTGCCTGGTTGGACGCCCAAACGCAAACAAAGCGCGCCTCCGCCAGCTAATGCCAGCGTAGGCGCGCGTGCGTACCGTTGTAGCTGTGCTAGGCTGTAGCGGTACGCAGCGTGGGCGTGCGCGCCTGCACAACATGGCTCAACACCTCAGGGCCAATGACGCGCTGGAACCTGTGGCTGTTTGCCTGCGCGCCTTGTGTACGAACAGCGCCGCGCGGCGTAGCGAATCTGCCTTGTGTACCCGTGGCGCGCAATGTAGGCGGCGTGGGCGTTGGCAGCGACCGACCGTCATCCTGGTCGTCCTCATCCTCATCGTCGTCGTCATCGTCCGGGTCGTCCTCTACGATGCTGACACCGAAATTGGACGGCTTGGCAGGCATGAGCGCCACTGGTACTCGGCTCGTCTCGGCGGGGGACTCTGAGCGACCCCTCAGCGCGCTGGCCGCTTTGAACGCGGCTGTCGCGGCTCCGGTGGCGTTTGTGGACATGCGCTTGGCACGTGCCTCGGCGCGCATCTGCTCGGCTTCCAGCTTGTTTTGCAGGCTGACGAGATCCTGTTGCTGTGGCGGCGTGGTCACGATGCCCCAGCCTACCACGGCAATACTCAGCGACAGGCTGATAGCCAGTACCGTCGGGCTAAAGGGCAGGCTAGGCGCATGCAACGCCTGGAGCAGCCAACGGTCAGCAGGCGTGGTGACGGTATTGAGGCTGCGCTCGGTCACGCTCGCCCATACTTCCACCACAAAGTAGACCAGCGTCAGCACAGCCGACAGCGCGCGACGGAACCAGTGTCCCGTAAAGGCTGCCACGCCAAAGCGCAGCGCCAACCCTGGCATCACCGTGCCAGCGCCACAGAAGAATACGAACAGAACGGTTCGCAGTGCGCCCCAGTCTTGGGGACGCAGGATGTCGGGGACAACGCCACTGCCATACACCACAGCGTTGATACCCATCAGCGAGACGAGCAGGATCGTGAGTCCAGCGTGATCCTGGTACTTGATGAACCAGTTTGGCAGCGAATGAGACGCGGCGCTCCGCTGCTCAACTGCCGTTCCTTGTGTCGACACGGGTAGCCCTCCATTCGGTCGTAGTGATTGCCAGTGCGGCGCACACAGCGCGCGTCGCTGTACTGGCTAGTATAGCGGGCTACCGCGCACTGTGCGCCACATACGCCACGCCCGCCAGTACCAAAGTACCAGCGGGCGTAAGGCGAACGGGCTACCAGGACTGCTCAGCGTTACCGCGTGGCAGGGATCAGGGCAGCCAGGTGATCGTAGGCTACGGCAACGTTCTTGCCGCGAGCGCCACCAGTGACGATGCTCAAGCCCTTTGCCGACTCGCTGCCATTGCCACGATGCGACTCCATCGCCGTGATGGATTGGTACAGCAACCACGCCGTCGCGGCGTAGCTGGGCGACTCCTCGCACAGTCGATAGTACTCTTGCAGCGCGGCGTAACGCTGTTTGGCAGCGCGCTCCCTGTCCTGCTCGACCGAGAGTTGCTTGCGGTACAGCTTGCCGAGTTGCTCCTGGTCAAGCGTCAGCACGCCCTGCTCGGCTTGCTGGATGATGGTGTCGGCGCGCTCGTTGCGCGGGCGATCAGGGTACACGGCATGCAACAGTTTGCGGATGTCCTCGTCGCCCACTTTAACGCGGGCAAACTGTGCCAGTTCGTCCATCGCGCCTTGCTGCGCCAGTTGCAGGCGCTGAGTCAGGTCAATGGCGAACGCCGCCTCGGCTTCAACGTGGCGCGTGTGGATCACGCTGGTCGTGACGTTGGCTTTGCGTGCGCCCAGCAGACAGGTGTTCTGGCAGACCACACGGATCGGCGTGAACATGATGCGCAGCGCGCCAGTGCCGTCATGCTTGTTCCACACAAAGAAGAATTGTTGCATCTCGTCTCCAGCGATCTCAGTCCTGCCAGCGTTCAACGTGATGAAGAAATCCTCACCACGCCCCAGCGCGCCTACCGTCTCGGTTGGCCACTTGTCCGTCAGCGGGTCGATCAGCTCGGCGACGCGGTAGTTGCTGATGGGCGTGTACGCCTCGCTGGCAACGCCCAACACCACTGGCCCATCAGTCTCGCCCGCCAGTTGAGGGCGCACAATGGCAATGTGCTCGCTGAAGAAGCGCTTGCCATTTACCTCGCCGTACAGCGGTACGGTCTCTACAGGGAAGTCGATCTCCGCGACCTTGACGGCTGTGGTGGCTTTGCCGTCGGACTCGTCGAGGCGCTTGCCGCCTCCCCACCACGCTACGCCACCACGCTCCGCATAGTTGCTGCCATTGCCCATGATGTTCGCTGTCATGGCTGTGCGCTCCGTTCCGTTCCGCTTGTTGTGCTAGCCTGTCATCATCAGTGGCGGGAGGCTACCCACACCAGACGGCGTCCCTGCCGTTTCGACTTACTTGCTGGCGAGCAGTTTGCGCACAGACTCCAGCGTGCGGGCTGCATTCTCGGCGTTCTGTTGTGCTGCCGCAACCTGCGCGCACAGCCGATCGATCTCTACTCCGTCGCTCTGCACTTCGCCCAAGCTGTTTGGCGTTGTGCGACGGCTGGCGATGTCATCCGCACGGCGGGTCAAGTTGTCTGCCAAGCGGCGCATGCGAGCAGCCAGTTGGTCGGTCTTGCTGTTCAGTTCGCTGATGGCTTGTTGCTTGGCGAACTCGAATGGGTACAGTGGGCTGTCGAAGATGCTGTCGGCGAGGGACTGCGCGGCGGACTTGGGGCTGGCGGGCTTCTGGTTGGTCATGGCTGTGTGCTCCTGTCGGTTGGGTTGGCTGGCTAGGCACTGCGCCTTGCCGTTACTGAGAGTATAGCACGTCGGGTACCCGTTTACCATAGTACCTTCAGGCTAGTACTCCGATCGTGGTATGTGAGAGAGTTCGTACACCAGTTACTACGCAGAGAGTGATCTGCGGGTAACGGAAATCCACACCAGTTTCGCAAACTCGTCTCGCAGGCTGTGCAGCTTACATACACATACAAGGGTACCCGCCGTGCTGGCAATGGTAGCACGGCGGGTACCTGTGGCGCAAGTGAGCACTATGGCGTAGTAGTGTTGCCCTCTGTGCGGGCTAGTTGGCTAGCCACTGGATGCGCGACTCTTGGGCGTAGTCGCTTGCCTGATGCAGTGTGAGGCGCGCTAGGCGGCGTGCGCTGCGCCCCACGCCTAACGGTACCAGTATGCCGTCCTCAGCCACCGTGGCGTCGTCCTCAGTGTGAACAGGGACGATGAGCGCGATGCTGCCTGTGGTAGCGCCGTACCACTGCACAACCGCGCGGTCAAGGTGTTGGGCAGCGACGCCGTCCGGCCCGATCAGCTCAGCGATAGCAACCGTTTCGTCTTCTACGTTGACCATGTGCGTGCAGCCTGCCGTTTGCAGTTTGAGCAAGGCTTGCCGAAGTGTGAGATCCACGGCACATTTCTCCTAGTATTCTAGTCGTAGTCTTCCAACGCCTGGCACACGTTGTCGTAGTACACGCTACCGACCGCGAGCTTGTCCAGCCCTAGCGCCTCGCCTATGATCTCCAGCCCGCCTTCAGTCAGGTAGCGTTCACCGTCGTTGCCAAGGCTGGAAATTTCCTCGACGCGCTCAAGCGCGTAGTCGTATACGCGCTGCGCTGTACGCGCATCATACTCAAGCATGCAATGGCTCTCCTGTCGGGTAGGGGTTGGGCTAGCGGGCAGCCTCCACAGTGGGGTCGCCCGCACGGTCAGCGATCAGGGCTTTGGCCAACTCAATGTTGAGTGGCATGTGGCGGTTCTGCTCGATGCGATCCAGCGCGCCGCCAGGAGCGTAGTCGGCGTATGCCTTGTTGCCGCGCTGGCTGTTGCAGTGTAAGCACGCCGTGATCAGGTTGGTCGCCTCGTTTGTGCCGCCAGCCGACCGAGGCAGCAAGTGATCCAGGGTGACGTCGCGTGGGCTGGCGTTGCGCAGGTCACGTCCGCAATACGCGCAGGTGAATCCGTCGCGGATGTAGATAGCCAGGCGCTTCTCTGGGCGGATCCAGCTACCACCGTTCATGCTTCCGGATTTCATGTCTGTGCTCCTGTGCGTTAGGTGTACGTGTGTGCCGCTACAGAGAGTATACCGCAAACGGGTACCCGCCACAATAGCCAATAGGTACTAGGTAAAACTAGTACCTATGCGGCTACCCAAAGCTGGGAATGTCCCAGTTGTGCATGAAGCGGCGGGACGCTGGCACGCTGAACGCGCACACTTGCCCAACCTGATAGGCTGCCGTATCGGCGTAGCCCTCGCGGTCGTTCTCGGTTGCGCTGCGCAGCAGACCGAGTTCGTCATGCTCGGCATGCGCCAGTTCGTGCGCCGTGGTGTACGCAACCCGCGCAGGAGTGCAGTCTTTGCCTCCCATGTAGATGTTGATGACCTTCGACCAACCGACGATACGGCGGTTCTCAATGATCGGGTTGCGGTAGTTGTAGACGCCATACTGCCCGTGACGGCTGGGCGGGACGTTCAGGAAGAAGTGGACGGTCAGCTCGCTTGGCAGCGTGTAGGCGCTTTGGCAGTACGCCAGCGTCTCGCGCACTTGCGCGGGTAGCGTGTCCAGCGCGACCTCGACGTTCTTGCCCGTGCGAGTTTTCCAAACCTTGATGTCCATCTGCTTCTCCTGTTCGCGTACCGTGTGCTGCAACTGAGGAGAGTATACCTCAAACGGGTACCCACAACAATAGACCATAAGTACTAATCTCGCTAGTACCTTTAGGCGGGCTAGGGCATGCTCCGGGGCGTGGCTGCGCTGTACCAGTAACTCGCACTGTATCGCTCTGAGGACGACGTCAGGTCTGTTGCGCCAGTCACATGTGTAAACACACGTTCGATCGTGGCACTGACCTCTAGTCGAAAATGCTTGCTTGGGATCCAGGCTGATTGCGGATCCGTGGATCACCGATTTTCACGTATCGCAGGTCGGTCGGCGCCTCAAACTAGGCCAGTAGGGCGAGTGGGCTGTGGTATATACCAGTCGCGCCGTTACACTGACACGCGCAGACTATAGTTACAGTGTACCCGCTAGCCGAGTGGCGCTTGGCACACAAACTGTACGCGGGACAATGGTTGGCTCGTGTACGATATGCGATGCCAACTACTTACTCGGCAAGTCGTTGTCTTGCCAACCATTGTCCGACGTACGAGCTACCTGTGTACGGTTGCCTGGCGTATCGTTGCCCTGCCAACGACTTATCCAACAAGCTATTGCCTAGCCAACTATCTCTGTTACACAAGTTCGCCAGCCGACCGAGCGGAATTGTGTTACACAAGCGGCACAGGGCAAAACGTCGCCCGCTACCTTGTGGCAACGGGCGACGCGACAGGAGTGAGCGCAGTAGGTTAGTTGAGCTTTGGTTGCTTGGGATTCGGAAGCGACAACTTGGTTCCAGCGTCGTAGCCCGCGCTGTAGGCGTCGCCCTCTACCATGACCCTGCGCAGCTTTGCCGTTTTGATGCCAGGGTTGGCGAGGCTGTACGCATCGTTCAGGTCAGCGTCGCGTACCACGATGAGCGCCTGCACGTTCGTGTCGTCCTGGTCTTGCCTGTGCTGGGCTGCCAGCTTTTCCCACACGGCGTTCAGCGCGCCCATGCGGTAGCCCG